CCTGTACACCTTGAGAACCTAACGTTCCTTGTGCACCTGTATTGCCTTGAATACCAATTGCACCATCAAGGTTAACGGTCCATGATGTAAAGGTTCCAGAACCTAGGCTGCGGGTGACGTTGACTGTCAATGAGCCTGTGCCAGAGTTATACGCAGTAACATCTCCGTAGATGATGTTAGAGATAGTGTTGGCAATAATTACTGACTGACCTACTGAGTAAGAAAGGTTAGTTGCAACTGTAAGACTTTGAGAACCAGACGCTGGAAGAGTAATCGAAGTTATAGAAGATGTTTGGTACTTATCTCCTGCTGTTCCTTGTGAACCAAATGTTCCTTGAAGACCTTGAGTACCCTGTGTTCCTTGGGCGCCTTGCGCACCAGTAGTTCCTTGAACACCCTGAACACCTTGTACTCCTTGCACACCTTGCACACCTTGCGTGCCTTGAATAGACGGACTTTGTACGCCCTGAATACCTTGGACACCCTGTACGCCTTGTACGCCCTGAGTTCCTTGAGATCCTTGTACACCTTGAGAGCCAGTAGTTCCTTGAGAGCCTTGAACTCCCTGCGTACCTTGCGCTCCAGTTGCACCAGTAAATCCTTGTGCACCAAGCGTTCCCTGAGCACCCTGTGCACCTAACGTTCCCTGTAAGCCCTGTGTGCCTTGCAAACCTTGAACACCTTGGGCACCAGTCGCTCCTTGGCTACCAAGAGTGCCTTGCACTCCTTGTACGCCTTGTACACCTTGTGTTCCTTGAACGCCCTGAGTGCCTTGAACACCTTGGACACCTTGAACACCTTGAACGCCCTGTGTACCTTGGATACCTTGGTAGTTAACTTGAGTGACGCGAACAAACGCTCCAGCAGACGCAGGAACTGGAGATGCTGCTGCTGCGTAGTTTAGGGACACATTTGTGGAATCGGCATTCCAATAAACTTCATAGTAATCGCCAGCAGTCGCATTAACCTGCCATACCCAGTTAGTAAGTGTTGGGGTAGTGCTAGATACCTCAGAGTCAAAGGCTGTAGATGCTGCAGTGGCACCGTTCTTAACTAGCCAAAAGTTTGCTGTGTGATTTCCTGGGCCAGTTAACGCAAGTTGACCAGCAAAGTCAATCATGTATGTGCCAGTTACAGGCATTGTTACACGAGTAAGGTGCGTTCCATTCGTAACAAGAGTTACACCGTTATTGATATTGGTAGTGTCAAAAATAACTGCTGCTCCGCCAGTTGTGGCGCTTTGATCTGCAGTTGAGTAGAAAGAACCATAGTTAGAGATAACACCACCAGCACCAGTGGCACCAGTTGCTCCTTGTGCACCTACACCAGATGTTTGGGCAAAAACAATGCTATCTGTACCAATACGGATTGAACCATCTGAGTTTGATCCATTACCAATTTCAATCCATACAGTTTGTCCATATGTATTTCCATCAGTTACAAAGATGTAGTCGCCCTCTTCAACCTGACCAACAACATGGTTGTCATAGTCAGTGGCGCGGGTAATCTTCCAAGGTCTACCACCAGGGTTGTTCTTACCAGTATCAGTTACCGTGTAAACACCATTTTGCTTTTGGTCAGCCTGACCTGCAATAAGAAGACGGTCACCAACAGCCAGATTTGGTGTTGTGTACCCGTCTACAGAAAGGACCGCGTTAGTTCCAGCCTGGATGTAAGCGCCTACACCAGTTCCATTTTCGGCATCAGCAGATCCAGCATAGTATGTACAAGAGTTATCAAGGGGCGTTGTTTGAATTGCCTCTACAGATTGGTGAGCATTCTGTGAAGATACAGGTCCTACAGCACCTTGAATACCTTGTGTTCCCTGAACACCTTGCGTGCCCTGAACACCTTGTGTTCCCTGTATACCTTGAAGACCTTGTACGCCTTGAAGACCCTGTACACCTTGTGCTCCTGTTGAACCTAACGTTCCTTGTACACCTTGTGTGCCTTGAAGTCCTTGTGCTCCTTGAGTACCGAGTGTTCCCTGTGAACCAGTAGTTCCTTGCGTACCCTGTAAACCTTGTACTCCTTGAATGCCTTGGACACCCTGAGTTCCTTGCGCTCCCTGAGCACCGAGTGTTCCCTGGACACCCTGAGTTCCTTGGATACCTTGAACGCCTTGTGCACCGTTATAGCCTTGAGTACCAAATACGCCTTGCGTACCCTGAACTCCCTGTGTACCTTGAATAGCAGTTCCTTGTGTACCCTGGGTACCTTGAACTGTAGGAACATCTACATCAATTGTTTTGTTTGTAGAGTGGTAAGTAAACGAAATGTTGGTTTGTGTTCCGCTTGTTATAGCGTTATACACATGCTCAGGAGTTGAGTATAGGTTTTGAACGCCCTCTGGAAGATCATCAGTAGATCCTAAAGCCGCCCCTGAAATAGCGGTAGAAACTTCCTCAGCAGATACGCCAGAGTCATTCCAGTTAGTTCCATCAAAAATACGGATCTTTTTAGAAACCGTATTGTAGTAAGTGTCTCCAGCAGAATGGCCCGTAGGGTCGCTTGTTAGGTGCAAAAGACCTAGCGGTACGACGTAACTACGGGCCATCTGTAAAACTCCTCACTTAGTACTGAAATATTGCCTTACGTAAAGTGAGTATTATGCCTTTACTACTACTCGGTAAGACTTAGATGTAACTGGTGCAACTGCAAATCCTACAGTTACTGATGATGTAGTTACATACGCTACGTCTGTAACAACTTCCATCTTGGTCGCTGTATCCCAGACTGTAACCATGATGTCTTCAGTTCCAAGGTTGTGGTTGATTGTGAACTGTGTAGTTCCAGTCATTCCACCATCGGTTGAATCACCTGTGATTGTTTCTGCATAGGTTCCAAGTTGACCAGATGTACCTTGAATACCTTGGATACCGTCAAGACCTTGTACACCTTGTGTTCCCTGGGTACCTTGGGAACCAGTGGTTCCCTGTACACCAGTCGCACCGTCAAGGTTTACTGACCAGGACCCACCAGTACCTCCGCCAATGTAATCCTTAATATCAACGTTAAGTTCATTTGTTCCGCTGTTATAAGAAACTACTCTAGCGTGGATAAGATTTGCAGTATCAGCAGCAATAACTACATCTTGACCAACTGAGTAAGAAAGATTTGCATCATCAAGTACGAATGTGTGGTTTGAGTCAGAACCCAAAGTGTAAGAAGTTGTAGAGGTTGTGCGGTAACGGTCAGAGTGTCCATCAGTTCCTTGGGCGCCATCTACACCTTGAGTACCTTGAACTCCTTGAGTTCCGTCGGTACCTTGGGTGCCTTGCGTTCCATCGGTTCCCTGTGTGCCTTGTGTACCATCGGTACCTTGGGTTCCCTGTGTTCCTTGGGTTCCCTGCGTACCATCAGTACCCTGTGTACCGTGAGTACCTTGTGTACCCTGAGTTCCTTGTGTACCTTGGGTACCATCAGTTCCCTGAGTACCATCGGTACCTTGGGTTCCTTGTTGACCATCTACACCTTGGGTTCCTTGGGTACCTTGTGAACCTACAGTGCCTTGTGCACCTTGTGTGCCATCGGTTCCTTGAGTTCCTTGGGTTCCTTGTGTGCCTTGCGCACCTTGAGTACCATCAACACCTTGAGTGCCTTGTACGCCTTGTGTGCCTTGAGTTCCTTGTGAACCAGTAGTTCCTTGAACACCTGTTGCACCGTCAAGGTTGATTGTCCAGGTTGAATAGTCTCCAGTGCCTGTGTAATCCTTAACGATTACTGCGAGGTTTTCCCCATCAAAACTTGCGACTGTTGCGTGGATAAGGTTGCTGGAATCGTAGGCAATAACAACATCTTGCCCAACAGAGTAGGCTAGATCTCCATCGTTAACAGCAAAGACTGGTGTTGTTGAAGAACCTAGTACAAAGTCTGTGTTAGAGGTTGTCTTATAACGATCAGAGTGTCCATCAGTACCCTGTGCACCAGTTGTACCTTGCTGACCGTCAACACCCTGAGTACCTTGTGTACCTTGTTGACCTTCTGTACCTTGAGCACCTTGTGTACCGTCAGTTCCCTGGGTACCTTGTGTACCCTGGGTACCTTGTGCGCCTTGGGTTCCATCGGTTCCTTGTGTACCTTGGGTACCTTGAGCACCGTCAACACCTTGGGTTCCCTGTTGTCCATCGGTTCCTTGTGTACCATCTATACCTTGTGCAGCAAGAAGTGCCCAGAAGCCAGAACCATAAGGTTGCTCTGCTTGGTTATCTGCTGTAGCGATGTATGAAGAGCCGTTGTACTGAACTACGTCATTGACATGGTATAAAGGCGCTGAATCCCATGTACCTTGCCATGTAAATGAGGTACCTGTTGTACCTTGGGTTCCATCAGTACCTTGGGTTCCCTGAGTACCTTGTTGTCCATCGGTACCCTGTGTTCCTTGTTGGCCGTCTGTACCTTGCGTTCCTTGAGTACCATCAGTACCTTGTGTGCCCTGGGTACCTTGAGAGCCAGTTGTACCTTGTACACCTGTTGCTCCATCAAGGTTAATTGTCCATGAAGAGTAGTTTCCAGAACCAACAATGGTATGAATATTTATTTGGATGTAATCAGATGGCACTGTCTCGTAGTAAGCAACAGTTCCAGTCATGTAATTATTAATGTCGTAAGCAACAACGACATCTTGACCTACTGAGTAAGAAAGATTTTCGTCATTTACATAGAAGACTACGCCATCTGCTACTGCAATATCATTTGCGGTATTAGAGGTTGTCTTATAGCGGTCAGAGTGACCGTCTGTACCTTGAGCACCATCGGTACCTTGAGTACCTTGCGCACCATCTACACCTTGTGTACCTTGTGCACCCTGTGTTCCATCAGTACCTTGGGTTCCTTGCGTACCTTGTTGGCCATCAGTTCCTTGTGTGCCTTGAGTACCCTGGGTTCCGTCTGTTCCTTGGGTACCTTGTGTGCCGTCTGTACCTTGAGTACCGTCTGTACCTTGGGTTCCTTGTAGTCCTTGTGCTCCTTGTGTGCCGTCTGTTCCTTGGGTACCTTGTTGACCATCAGTTCCCTGAGTACCTTGAGTTCCGTCTGTGCCTTGTGTTCCCTGGGTACCTTGAGTTCCTTGTGTTCCTTGAGTTCCCTGTGTACCTTGAGCACCATCAGCGCCTACATAACCTGCAGTTCCTTGTGTACCTTGTACACCGTCAGTGCCCTGAGTTCCCTGGGTACCTTGTGGACCAAATGCGATCCAAGCAGTTCCATTCCATTGCTTGATGTACTTGTCGGTTGTGTCATAGTAAATCTGACCTTCGACAGGGCTTGCTGGAGCATTTGATGAAGAGAGGTTTTGGATTCTGGCATTTTGAAGTTCAAGTTTGCCAAGATCAATCGGTGTTAAAAACTTACGTGCCATTCGGTTATCTCCTTAAGATAAGTAGGCTTCGCCTGAAAACGCTGTTGCAAATGTAACTGTTAAGGAGTCCGAATTAGTATATGTGATCTCGCCTTCGACTATATTACCAGCCGAATCTTGCACTGTAATGTTAGGGTAAAAATGTAGATTATGCGTGATAACCCACGTGTTATTTGCTACCCCTTGGGTATGAACATACGCCACTCTTTGTGGAGTAAAGTAAAGGTTTGTTACGCCTTCAGATAAGTCATCTGTAGTTCCTAATGAAGTACCAGAAATACCTTGAGTACCAGGATCTCCTTGTGCACCCTGTGTGCCTTGGGTTCCAATGCCTGTAGCACCCTGTAAACCTTGTGCTCCTTGTAACCCTTGGGTTCCTTGTGCACCGCCACCAGGACCAATAGGTCCTTGGGCTCCCTGTAAACCTGTTCCAGTTGCTCCCTGAACACCCTGTGTTCCTTGAACACCGCGAGCACCGCCTTGACCAGAACCTACAACAATTGTTGGTCCTTGAACTCCTTGAGACCCACTACATTGACCGCAACTACAACCTACTACGTGTACAACGCGTGTCATACTGTGGCCTCCCGTGTAACAAACATGGCTCCTCGCATGAACGTTTGTTCGTAACCTGAATCATCCGTAGCAGTTGCTTGGATATCCCAGAAACAAAGGTCTGGAAGAATTTCTGTTTGTTGACTTGTAAGATTTAAGGTCAACTTTGTGTTGTCCCCATCTACGAACTCAATGTCAAACGATGCAAGAGGAATTCCATCACCAAATTGCATGTGAATTTCAGACTTCCAAGTATACGCGGTCACATCAAATGGGAACTTTAAAGTTGCTTCAAATGAATCTCCTTGATATGCGTTTAAATCAAATGTAGGAACATCTGATGGGAACTGTTGAGAGCCATAAGTAGGCATTGGAAGAAGCGCCCTTTGAGGCATTGAACGATCATCCACTTCTTGAGGAAGAAAGATAGGTACATAACGGTTACTAAACTTAGCGATACGACGTAGTTGGAATACGTCGATCTTGTAAAGTCCAATACCTAGTTGTGAACATAGTTCAATGTATTGAGCCTTACGCTGTTGAGTCATATCCATCAATTGACGGTAACGCTCAGAACGAGGTATCTGTACTCCATCTGGAGCAGTAATATCGATGTCAAATGCTGCATCGTTAGCCAACGTGTAGAGCGCTAGAGTAGCCGCGTATACAACTACAGGGTATTCTTCAACACCTGGAAGATTAGTGATAGTTACACCACGACCATATGGATCTGCATGGTTCTTTGTGTGTTGATTAAATGCATCGTTAACAAAGTTGCAAATTTCATTGTTTGTAAAGTAACGGTAGTACGTTCCAGCAACAACGATAGGCGCTCCGCTATTTGGGAGAGAATCAAAGGTAATGTAACCTGTTTCTTCTTCTACAAGTACAGCGTTTGAAACGTCTGAGCCGTTTACATGGATAATAAGGTTTGCCCCATCTACAGGGGAGTATGGGATGAGGTAGCGGTTTGTAATTCCATCCGCTGTTGTCTGGTAGACAAAGGACTTACCTATATCGCCTATCTCAGAACGAAGGCGTTCCGCCAGACTGGATAAGGTAGCCACAAAACCTCCGAAAACTATTTGGCGTAATCATCTCGTGTTATTACGAATATGTACGCATAAAAAGGTCTAACCCCCAACTGGGAGGAGGGCGGGAACCAGTTGAGGGTCAGACTACTAGCGACGGCTTAGTTTGGCCGCCAAATATATCCAAGTTCTTCTAGATAGTTTGCTAGATCTGGAGATACACGGTACTTAACTCCTGCTTTAAAAGTAAGAGTGTTTCCAACTCCATAAGTCATATCGTCAATATCTGTAATTGTACGAATGATCACTGAGTTATTTGCTGTGCTTACTCCGACGTTTTCAATCTCATCAAGAACAATCGGTGCAGTTGCATTCGTTGGATCGAATACATTGGTTTCTAGTGTCTCTGCCTCAACCTGAGCCGCAATTGAAATCTCTTCTTTGCGGTCCTGAAGTGCTTTAGCGTTCTTCTTTGCTGCTTGTTCTGCAGCACGTCCTGTTGCGTCCAATGGACTTGTTGGTGTATTTGCCACGGTGATAATTCTCCTAAGTTAGTGTTGTGTTAAGTGGTGGCTGGGGGCCAAAGAAGGAGTATGACCCCCAGACACCGTTTGTCTTAGTTTGTGTAAACCTTGACGATAGCCTGATCGGTGATAACACCGAGGCCCCAGATTGCGTACCAAGCAAGAGCGTGCTCACGACCGAAGTCAAGAACGCCACCATCGCGAAGTTCAACTGGAAGAGCAATAGCGTGACCAAAAGCGTTGTCACCAATCATGATTGACTCGTAAACGCTTGCACTTGAGTTAACAGTGCTGTCTGATCCACCTGCTGGGTATGGTGAAGTTGAACCTTCTGGGTTACCACCTTGACCAGGAGCGGTGTTAGCCTTTACAGGGACATCGGTCTGGTATGAAGGAGCACCAACAGAAGAGGTGTAGTCAACAACTGATGAAGCAGCAAACTGCTTGACCTGTGTTGTTTCGATGAAGACTACGTCGTACAAACGACCGATTTCACCGAGCATGAAGTTACCTGGAGCAGCGTACTTTGTAACTTCGATGAACTCTGGGTTCGAACGAATGTCACGAGACTGCTTTGGGTGGATAAATTGAACGTAGGTCTCGCCCAAACGTGGGATGTTCTTGGAAGCGAGGGTAAGGGCAGCATCCTTAACAGCACCTGTAGACAACTTAAAGTTACCTGTTAGGTCTGAAATCTTTGTTCCCTTTGTACCTTCGTTGTACCAATCGTTTACACCTTGGAGGCTTGAACGGTCATAACCGAAGACAGCAGATGTCGCAGCAGAGAGTGTGTTGCGAGCCTGGATGTCAAGGTATTGAGCCATGTGGCGGCCAAGCAAACGTGATGCAGATGCCATGATGTCATCGAATGATGAGTTCAAGAGCAACTCAGAAACAGCAACGCCGTAACCTTGTTCTGCAACTGTGATTGCGATTTGCTCTGCTGTGAGAGCGTTTGTTGTCATACGAACACCTTCTGTAAGAGGTGTTGGATCAACAGCAAAGTTCTTGTAACGTAGGAAGTTAACGCGTAGACCAGGAGCAACTCCGAGTTCTGTCTTCTTAACAGCGAACTGTTCGAAGCGAAGAATTGGCATTGCCTGGAATAGGATTTCCTTCGACCAGATTGTTTGAATTGCTTGGTTCAGGCTTGAATTTGAGCCTGAGTAAGCGGTTGGAGCGCCCGCGAGTTGCGAGGAGCCTGTAATAGCACTTGCCATTTAGGTCAAGTCCTTTCTATAGTTAGTTGAGGGGGATTAACCGAACAGTCCCTGACCGCGATTATTGGCTGCTGTGCCGAGTAGTTTGGCGCGTTGCTTCTGATATTCCGCCATGTCCATGCCGCGAATTCCTTCGGGCGTATACGATTGTTGTCCCATTTCGTTATCGAGAGGTCCTGAAGCAGGTGCGGTTACTCGTGCACCTACCATTTGTTGCTTACTTGCTTGAACTGTCTGCATTACATCTTGCATAATTCCTGAGGACTTATCCTTGAGTACTGCAATACTCTGTTCAATTTCTTCTGGAGTATTACCGTTGATTAGGTCAATGAGTTGAGGGACGATAGAATCGCGCTCTTCCTCAAGACGTTGTGAACGGTAAGCCATCAAATCTTGGAACTTGCGTTCCTGTTCTAGGAGAGCAAAAGCACGTTCTCTTTCAAGACGTTCATTCTCAAGTTGAGAATTAAATTCTTGCTCCTTCTTGGCGAGGAGTTCTTTAAAGGAAAGTTCTTTAACTTCCTTTTGCTTTGCTTTCTCCGCTTTTTGTGCTTCACGTTCAGCCTGTCGTGCTGCTTTACGTGCGGCTGCTTCTTCACGCTCTTTCTTAAGAGCAGCAAGTTCTTCAGCCATTTTTTCCATCTGTGGGTACAGTTTTGCCTTCTCCTGTGCACGAGCCTTTGCAAGGTCATCTGCAGTAAATCCAGTCACAACTGTCTCACTTACTTCTGGTGCAATTGGAGCCACTGGCTCTGGTGCATCCATCACTTCTTGATTATCGGCCATTATTGGTCACCTATTTTTCTTGTGTGTTTGTCCGTATGCCTTGCGGCGTGTCCCTTGGGTTCTTACGAGACTATTGCATTACAAAATGTCGCAATTGTCTCGATATACTCTGACTTTTTGTCAGAATGCTAGTTGTCGTTGCGGTCAACGTTCCTTCGCTGCACCTGCTTTGTGCCGTAGGCGTCTTCCACTAACTGTTGACGAATGGCACCCTCGCTTTGATCTTCAAGGCTTTCATTCATCTCTTGTTCTGGGTCTTTAATACTCTCTGGAGTTTCTGGTCCAAGAATTCCATCGCCCATGATGTCGCCATCTCCTAATTGAGTTGGCTGCATAGGGATGGCACTATTGCCATCAGGACCAGGCATCATGCCTGTCATATCCATAATTTGCTTCTGAATCTGAATCTTAAGAAGTTGCAAAGCACCATCGGCTTTTGCGTCTTCCTTCAACTCATCACGGATCTCACGAAGTTTTTCTTCTGGGAACTCTTCGCCTAGAGTACGAAGAGCACCTTCCTTAGACTCAAGTCCAGCAGCCATCTTTGCCTGAACTTCGTTCAAAACAATTAATTTGTCAAGAGGAAGTGGAGGTGGAAAATGAACGTAGTTTTGGTAGGTGATTGGATCATCAGGATCCAACATAGGAAGTTGATCTGACTTAAGTGGGCCATCAACTTCTGGGTTGTACATGAATGTCTCTGGCTCTTTAAGGGCCAAGTTACGAAGAATAAGTTCGTTGATACGCTCAATCCCTTTACC